TCTGCTGTGATAGCATCTGCACGTTCGCAGAATATTGTTGTACAAAGCCCGTGGTGATTTGTGATGACATATCATGTCTCCATTGTTTTCACAGGTTTAAGTTACACTAATTGCGATGCGCTACCCTTGCGGACACTTCTAGGTTTTTTAGCTACCATTAAGCTATCGTCTTTCCGATTGTCTTTAGGACGGATTTCTCCGCTACCCTGCATGACCAACTCCCAATATTTATCAAAGAGTAGGTCAGGATTCACTACGTCTCTCTGCGTACCAAACTCTAACGCAGTTCTTAAAACTTCAAGCCTTAATGAACGATAATCTAACTCATCCATGTATCTGGCTCATCAAATCAGAAACCCTTTTTACAGCTTGCTCACGGGCTATAGGGTTTTTCCTATCCCAATAAGCATGGCTCCTGTCATTCATAATTGCGTCAACCTCTGCCTGGGCAGAAGCTGGTGTCATTATACCCGACTGTGACATTTCTGCAACAGTATCTTCACTTGTAACGCTTTGACGGAAATCAGCAATCTTTGCAAAGGCTTTTATAAACTCAGGGTTATCGCCTAACTTTGAGCCATCCTGTAAGGTAAGGTTAAACATTTCTGGGTCAGCAAACTCTTGCGCAACGCTGGAAGCAGCTTGTACTTTTTGTTCGTAAGCACGGCCCCACTCTTGCTTTAATACTGACTCAGTGTTTTCACGGGAAATCTCAACCTGTTCCATTGTAGCTGCACCTGATTGCTCTACAGTGCTTTTGTAATAATCAAGTACACCCTTGGCTTGGTCAGGCGTAAGACGCAACTTATGCGCAATATCTGCGTAATTAGATGCAACTTCCTCTGTAATTATGTTCCCATCAACAGGAAGTTCATATCCTGTAGCTGCTTCTGGTGTTCCTAATCGGCTGTAAATCCTGTCTAAGTCCTCATCTGTAGGGTTTACTGGCATCGGTATCTTATCCGCGCCGATTAGTTTTTGCGCGTTCACATAGGAACGGGCTAGGTTTCCAACATCTTTGATGGGTGAAATGCTAGGGTGTCCACGCAATTCTTCTGGTATCAATTCTAAAAACTCGTTACCAGACCCACCTGATGCTACTTCTGCTGGTGTCTCCATGACAGTCGCAGTTTCTGGCTGGGCTACCTGTTCGACAGTTTCTTCTGACATTTATTCCTCTTTCATCATGTTATGGATATGAAGGATAACAGCACGTTTCCCTTCCTCAAATGCTGTAGCATTGGCATCGCCAGCTACATAACTAGAAGCACGATAGTTACACCTTGCCTCTAAATCCTCTAAGACTTTGGTTGCGCCATCAGCGGTAAACGTCTGTCTGTAAAGGAATTTTATCTTTTCTATTTCTGGTGTCACTTACTAACCATCCTAGATGCTTGAGCAAGCTGGCCTGCGTTTTGTATATCTTGTTGCTCTTGCATCATTTCCATTTGTTGCTGTTGTTGTGCGGCGCGTTCCTCACGAACCTGTTGCACCTCACGCTCTGACTTCAATGCAGTCTTTGGTACACCCAATGCCTCAGTTACATGCTTAACCAACCCATCAGCATCAATATGGTCTGCTACTGGTATAGACTGCGACAACGGCATCAGTATTTCTAGCGCCTTCATAGTGCTGTTGAGGCTACTTGATTTCTGCGCACGGGCTAGCGGCGATACATATTCAATGTCTACATCACGCCCTTGCAACATCTCTGGCGGCTGTTGAAGCATGTCACTGCGCAGCATTAGCGCAAATACACGGTCAATAAGAGGCCGAAGCATCTCATTCATCAATCTTCCCAGCACAGGGCCAATCACTCTCATGCGTTCTTCTTGGCGCTGAACAACCTCAGTAGCTGTCATATTCGGTGCGCCACCACTAAGAAGCTGGTCAACATAGAACGCTGAACGAATAGCTGTACGCCGTTGTTCTTCCATGCTTAGGCCAATAGGAATGTTTGCGCCTGTGTTTAGCGGCGTAATCATTTCTCTAGTACCGCTTCTAAAGAAATTCAATCCCCCAGGCTGCGTTCTGATGGGCAAGAGGAATCCATCATCAGGAACAAGAAGGGGAGGGTCTATCTGTTTCTGAGCAGCTTGGATGATTGTTTTAGACATAAGATTCAACATCTTAACGTCAGGCAACGCAGTCATCGCTGGGGAACGCCCCATTGTCTCGCCAGTCGCCTTCAAAAATCGCGGAACAATGTACGGGAACTCTTGGAAGCCACTCTCGGAAAGTAGCATCTTTGTTTGCATGTCAATGTAGAATGACGCAAACGGCATGTTTTTATTATCACGCTTGTTAGGGTCACGGTTAATACGCGGAACTACAGCATGCAACAAATCTATTTCGTCATCTGGCTTTTCTTTAAACTTCTTGGCAATGTAGTTGCCAACATTATCAATGCCAAATCTTTGTACGGCTTGACGGGCTGGTAACCTGTACATTCTAAAGACTGTATCTACAATACCAAACTGGTTCTCTTGAACGTAGAACTCAGATATGTGCCTGGTGCTAAAGCGTAAGTCACGGTCATCCATCTCGACAAACATACAGCCTGTGCCAAAAACAACCAGGTCAACGTACATCTCATGGATTTCAGTCTCAAAGTTAGAGTGACCAAAAGCCCTCATCATTCGCATACTGGTGTCTTGTAGCCACTCGCGCACCTCATCATCACGGCCTATGTCTGCATCTTTTAAGTCAAGGTGGAACCAGGGAGTTGCACCACTGGTTAGCATGCCGTGGAGACTAGCTGATAATAAATCGACAGCCTGCAATGCAGTGCCATCGAATATCATTTCCATCCGCTTCTCGCCTCTGGAACGCTTGCGAACAATATCAGCTTTGCGGGGCAGCATATAATCAGCAAGTTCCTGATAATGCGTATCCCAATTATCCCTACGGGTCTTTAGTGAATCGTACCGTTTTACCAGTGACTTAATGAAATCGTGCATAGATTACCCCAATAATGTAGGTGTGCCGCCAGTGCCAGTAGTAGGCGCAGCGCCACCAGCCAAGCCAGAACCAGCAACTATAGTAGACCCAGCACCTTTTCTTTTACGGGCTTTCTTAACGGCTTCTTCAGACAATGCTGCTGCGCGTTGCGTATCTTCTTCACCCGCCTGGGCTGGTGGTGGAGGTGGCGGTGGTGCGGGTGGCATATAAACTTTTGGCTTGAGGAATGACATTATGCAGCACCTCCTGTTGGGGATTTAGAACTAGGCTTTGCATAAGCTACGCCATAACCTTCCATGATTGTGCCAGCACCACCAGACCTTTTGCCAGCAGAACGGCGGCGTTCTTTAGATGCCAGGATTGTATCATCAGGCACAACCTCTGGCGTTACTTCTGGAGTGACCGCTGGCTCAGGTGGTGGCATGCCATCCAACATAGCACGGCGTTCTTCTTTATTCGTACCCATTACAACGTCAAAAGTTTCAGCGGCTATTTTCTTGGTTGGCTTCTCAATAACCTCCTCAAAAACCTCTGCCCCTAATTTTCTGCCAGCCTTAACAATCTTATTAACTGGTTTTCTAATAACTTTTGGAACGAACCTTGGTAGTCCACCACCCATAATAATCTCCTAATTCCACTTGTGAAAGCCTAGTTTTTGCGTCTCAGTGCGCAGCCAGTACGCATTTTTATACCCTTTATTAGATAACATACTTTTTAAGTTTCGGAAACCTATAGCTATGTTTCTCTTGCCGCCTATTGCAATAAAGTCAACTATCCACGGAACTGTGCCGCCACCATCATAACCTTCCATTGGAAACTCTAAGCTGTCAGTATACTCAACAATCTGTCCATAATTAGGAAACGCCCAGGTCGCAAAACATATTGGCATGTCAGAATTATCCCTTAGAACCATGTACTGACCAAGTGTCATCGGCGGTCTAATGCAGCGTTCAACTTCTTCAACGCCCCACCAGCCGTGGTAATCACTCCAATCAAGCAGATACTTGATAGCTCCTACATCTATAGACTTTTGCATTAGAAGCTAAGTTTGTAACCACTGCCACCGCCTAGTGGGAATATCTCTATTACTCCGCTTTGGCCTTCTCGCAAGTCAGCGGTATACCCGTTCTTTCTTAGAACGTCTTTAGCAGCTTTAGACGATAACTTACCCTGTGCCAAACCGTACATCGCATCTGACATAGCCATTTCAGCACTTGTGCTTGGGCCGCTGGTGTTTTTCTTTATGTCGCCTTTAGATTTATTTTTGGCTGCTTCACCAGCCCTAGCCATAATAGTTTTAGACATTTTCTTCTCCTTATAATGTAAATGGATTATACTCCATCTGGGCTATTTGCTGCGGAGGTTTCGTAAAGTTACTTCTATTTTCGAGACCCACAGCGAGATACCGAAACGCATCTGCCGCATGTGACGTGAAATCATGCAACGGATGGTCTCTAAAAACTTTTCTACGTTCATCGAACTCCTGCCTGTACTGCTTCAAATAACCAACGCCTTCACCACACTTATCCTTATCAAAGTGGCACTTAGGTATCAACATCCTTGCTGCGTTAATACCATCGGCTATCTTCATCTTTGGTATTACCCTAAACCTAATACCAAGGCTATAGGCTGTCTCTAACCTGGACTTGCCGCTACCCAACTCCCTGACCTCAATGTCATGCGGTGCTAGGTGGTCGCCATAAATGTATTCCTTCTTATTAAGAACATCCGCATAATGCTGCAAGCCAACACCGCTACTCTCGTAATAATCAATAATATTAACCGCACCACCACGGAAAATCTGGGCGAACCAGATAGCTGTGGAATCGTTTATCCCCAAATCCCAAGCAGTATGCACAGGGTACATAGGGTCATAAGGAACTCTAGTAATACGTCCATCATCATCAGCAGCATCCAACAACTTGCCGTAGTAAGCGCCAATAATAGCAGCAGTAAACGAACACTCGTATTCCTGTTCATACTGTTCCGGTGTCATCTGCGTCCTGGCAGCGTCTAACTCCTCATCCTTAACCAGCCCACTCTCACTAGCCCGTACTATTTTATAATACCATTGTTCATTACCTTCTTCTGCCTGGTCTTTGGCAGTCTCAAATAAATCATAAAAGTGATTATGCCCTGCTGGTGTACCTAGAAATATAGCCGCACCCTCTCTGTCAGATAGTGCTGGCCTCACAACCTCCCCCCATACCCTTGGGTTCTGCATACCAAACTCATCGAACGCACACATATCTAAATAGATACCACGCAAACTATCTGGGTTCTCAGCAGATAACAGCATCAACCTACCGCCATTAGGGAAGTCCACACGCAGTTCTGTCTCATTAAAAGAAACACCTGGTATTACACCCGCATAGAACTTCACATAATCCCAAGCAATCCTCTTGGCCTGTGTAAACGTAGGGGCTACAAACGCCACCCTTGGCCTTGGTAACTCGCAAGTAAGTGCTTTCTTAATAAGTTCATTAACAGCCCACACGGTTTTGCCAAAGCGTCTGTGCATGACCAGCACGTTCCACCGCTTTAAACTATTATGCATCTCTGCCTGTAAGGGCCGAGGCTTATAAGGTATCTTAACTGCTTGTGCCACTGTCAGTCTCCCACAATATCCTAACTGTACCGTCACTGACCTCTACGCCAGCACGGTTCTTAGCTTCCCCAAACTTCTCAGGCAGCACCTTGCCTACCTTCCACCGTACATGATGCGCATAGTCTCGCAATACATTAGGGTTGTAATCCTTCCTGCCATGCAACGCATCACCATACAAAGTGTCTAACTCCTCTAAAGCCTTCTCCGCACTATACTGCTGCGCCTCCTTAACAGCCGCTGCAAACTCCTCATCCCTCTTGCAACGCTGGTAGAACGCAGTCCTGGACACGCCAGTGGCCTCGCATACGTCCACAATGCTATGCCCGTCTGCAATGCTGGATATGATTATGTCTGTGCGTTGTCTTGTTAGCTTGGTCATGGTTACTCCTGTGTGTGTGCTGGATAGTAGTATTTAACATATATAAAGCAGGCCGCGCCGTGTCGGGTGTGCCGCCTTTCAAAACATGCCCCCTATGCCTTGCGCTGCCGAAACAATTCAGTGTGGCTTTGTTGCAACAGTGTGTGACATATTTGCCACACCTAGTTTTGTGTGATAGGCTCGCGGCGATTGCATTGCAGCGCGTCTGGTCTTGTGTGTTGTGCGTGTATGCAAATGTAAAACAAACCCCATTCAAAACAAAATCCCAACAATTCCAACACCTACCAAACACAAGCCACAGTAAGGGTTTGCCAGCCATGTGTAAACTTTTTTTATAATTAGCTATTGCAATGCGCGATTAATGCGCTTATGTACAATGTAACGCAACAACCTTGGAGGGTTAAACAATGACTGACACTATTATCTTTGCATTACTCGCAATTGTTTTCATCGTTGCATCTGTTCTTGAAGCTTTAACAGGCTTCCCAAATGGAATCTATATCGCAACATTACTTGGTGGCGTTGGCATTGGTTGCCTTTATGCGCCGTTTATATTGGAGGGTTAATCATGTCATATCAAACCAAATACAACACGCAGCCGCTTTTCTTTGTTAGTTATCGCGGCACGCGTAACGGCGCATACATTCGCGCAGACAATCACACGATTGCCAAGCTTAACTTTGCAAGAGGCGAAGGGCTGGCAAGCACAACCTATCTACAATCAAAGCGCGTTAGCAGCTATTAAACCTTGGAGGGTTAAAACATGACTATTTATTATCACACACCATCACAAGCAAACGGCGGGTTTGTTATTTGGTCTCATGCTAAATCATTAACCGATGCAGGCAAGACACTGGCAAAGCAAAACGCAGCTTTCCCGGGCAGTTCATCAGAAGGCGAAGTAATCACCATAGGCAAGCGGCCTAGAGGCTGCCATAACATCAGGCCGTTCAAGTATTACCGGCTAGACGGTGACAAGCTGCGCAAGGTTCCAAACTTCCTAACTGGCTTGATTAACCTTAGACCATAACAACGGCTGGCAGGGGTAACCCTGCCGCCTCATGGCTTGCCTTGCGAGGCATACCATGCGGCGAAGGCCGACAACGCAAACAACCTTGGAGGGTTAAACAATGCCTATCATCGACACAATGACGGAACAACATTTCAAAGACAGCGCAACCCTGCGCGATGCGTTTAGCTATGAGGCTATCAGCGCCTTGTTTGACTGGTACGAAGAACTTAGCGACAGCCTTGGCGAAAACATAGAGTTTGACCCTGTGGCGTTTCGCTGCGAATGGTGCGAATACCATGTTCAAGATTTATGGGACGTATACAGCAACATCTTTGAAAGCGCTGGTCTTACAGAGTCAGACGATGCCGACGATTACGACAAACAATTGGAGGTCTTAAAAGAACAGACATACATTTTAGACATACGCCGTGACACTCACATGGGCGGCGTTTTGGTTCACGAATTTTAGGAGGCATAAACAATGGCTAACAAGCTAACAATAGGCCTTGGCCTTTTAATGGTCTTATTTGCATCAAGCATGCAGGAACCAATGACCAACGCAGCATTTGCCTTGCAGATAGGGCTTTTGATGGCTGGCATATGCCTTGCCATATACGGCGCAAGGCGCAGCAAGTAAAACAAAGGCGGCAAACACTACCATTGACGGTCAAAGGGCTGTCAGTGGCCTTTAAATCGCTATTAAACCATAGGAGGGTTAAACAATGAAGAACGTGGACGGACTAAACGCCTTTGCATTTACCAGCAGCTTTATAAGCAGCGTATTGGGCGAGATAGTATCAACAAACCAGAAACCATTTACCGCGCATTGGACTGGTAAGGTCTTGGACGTAATGACCGACAACGATAGCGGGGTTGATTATGTTTGCAGCTTGTCACTATCAGAGAAAGGCAAGGTCGTAATGAAGGTTTTTGATGGCATGATTGATGCCAAAGCACAATATGCCTTGATAGGCTATGCAACATATCACGGCCTAGTATTGGAGGAATAGACATGCAGCTAGTATTTCATCGAATCAAATTCACAACAAACATAGCAGACCAGACAACCTACAAAGACGACTGGCAGCTTTGTGAAACAAGAGACGAGGCAAGGCAGCAAATTCTTGCCTTGCAAAACATACACGGCGATAGCCTCGATTCATGGGGCATTGCTGCAATCACAGACGCATCAGAGAAAAGCTGGGTAGAGAAATGACACCATCAGAACTTAGAGAAAGGCGGTCTTTCCTTGGATATACGCAGCTATCATTTGCTGAAAAGCTAGGGTTATCACGCCGCACAATACAAGCCTATGAGCTAGGCGAGACAAGCATACCCAAGGTCTTGGAAATGGCCTTGGAAACGATAGAGCTAGAGGAGAAATAGAAATGAGAATGAACATAGACTCTTGCATCAGAGATGCAGACATAATCATTTACGATTACCCAATGAAGGACGCCATGAGAGAGAAAGGCAAAGACAATGATAAGGGTAAGCGCGAATGGAAGTTTATAGTAAGAAGTGACAGATATGGCTGGACTTGTAGAGGGCCAGTATCAGCAAGCAGTGACTTTGGTGACTTTGTATGCGGTGGCAAACCCAGCACAAGAATGCCAACCATGCTTGGCAAGTCTATCAAAGCATTGGACGCGCTTTGGATGGAGAGAAACGAGGAGAAATAAATAAAAAAGGGCTGGGGTGCTATGCTTAACAAGTTATGCTTAACAAGTTTAGCACCCTTTTCTTTTTGCAATAGGTACTTGGGTTGGCAAAACAAGTGATGCTTAACTTGTTATGCTTAACACCGCTAATGCGGATTATATAAAAACTCAAAAACCTGTCAAGAACAAAATGATTCCCGCACTAACATGCACCAAGTCTCAAAGCTAATCGTGGCTATGTCTTGCTTATTAGAGAAAGCCTCGTTGATAGCTGAGAGATATACAACGCAGCGAATCGGTTGCCTGTCGTATTTGTAAATGAGAACTGGCAGTTCACCTGTTAATAACGCAGCGGCGCAAGTTTGTGACCACCAAGCATCCTTATGGATATTATTGGCTGTCGTGTTTGCATACCGCTTACACTCTATCAACCACCCATCCAGGCCAATCAAATCACCCTTGCCAGCCAGCCTATATTGTTCCAGGTCACGCTTTACCTTTACGCCTAGCTGGTCATGGATTAATAGAGAAACCTCGCGTTCAAAAGAAGCACCCTTGTTTCGCCCATTGGTCATTGTTCAAACTCTACATGGATGAGAAACTCGGCTGCATCTTCTTCATGCACCTCACCGTCACCGTCACAGAACTCACAAGTCTGCATGATACCTTTGATAAAGCCGCCATTGGCATGGTCAATCACCTCGACCTCAACCTCATATTCACCAGCCCCGCCGCAGTCAGGGCAGTTAACGTAGTCGCTGGCTGTGGTGTTGTTCGTAGAAGTCATTAGCTTTTACCTTTCCATCAGTTGCTAGAGAAATACGCCGCATAGATTCGGGCGTAGGGAAACGCTGATTAGATAGTATGCGAGACACAGCAGAGACAGACAAGCCAGCTTTCCAAGCAAACCGCCGCATGCTAAGTCTTTGTTCTCTAATGTAATCCTGTAAATACATGCAAACACCATATATCAGTGTTGACAGATTGGCAATGGGCTGGTAAGACAGTTCTATTGGAGGGTCAAATGGAATATACAATACCGGACTATCGAAAAGACTTTGGCTGTTATCACAACAGCGCATCAGGTGGTACGCAATCCACTTATGAAAACCTGTTCAAACTATACATTCGCAAAGAATACAAGATGCAGTTCCCTATGTCAGCTAGGCCAAGGGCAGGGCAGATAGTACAGCAGGGCTGCGACCATTACTTTGGGCTGCATGATTACTCGCCCGTCAGAGGCCAGCAAGAGGGCCTGACGCTAGGCGAGGCAGTAAGACATGCCATGACAGAGTACATGGAATACAAGCCTATCAAATGGGATAACGGCAAGGACATGGAAGTTTTTGAGGCTTGCAAGGAAGCTATCCCAGAAATGATAGGCCATGCAGTCAGAGGCACAGAAGAATACTTTGGTAAGAACGTGGAGATGGTGGGCGAATACCAGCGTGTATTCAAAGATGACAGGCTAGACATACCTACGATTATGTTCCTGGATTATGCTGATGATACAAGACAGATTGACCTAAAGTGCAGCCTGCCTGTAGCTAACCCGCCTAAGAAGGATGGCACAAGAACCTGGCGTACACCTAAACCAAAGACAGAACCCACCTGGAATCAGGTAGCGCAGCAGGCAGTGTACTGGAAAGGCACTGGCCTAGTGCCAGCCTTGCTGTTTGTTACTGGCGAGGGCTACAACCTATGCACACCTGATAACTGCGACATGCTGAAGCCTGACGCATTAGAAGAAGCGTATGAAAGAATAGCGCAGCGGTGGTTGACTATCCAAAACCTTATGAAAGCTGCTAATGGCAACTGGAAAACTCTGTTTGGTATGGTTGCGCCTGACTTTGCAGAGATAGCCCAGCGGCATGGCCCTGAGATACTTGAGATTGCCAAACAAACTTGGAGGGTGGAATGAAAGTGCCAACTTGGGATGAGATAGAAGCAGCGTTGAGGATACCAGAGGTAAACGACAAGACTGACGCTATGGGCAGGGTTATCAGGAAAAATAACTATAGCCAAGTGAAAGTTAATAAGGCTTTTAATGTTGGTAAGCCGAAAGGGAAGGGTAAGTATGATTAAGATGGAGATGACTAAGGATGAGTTTCAAATGCTTACGGTGTGGTCAAAGTATCACTTTTGGGATAGCACTGAGAGTTTTACAGATGACATAGATATTGACGAATTGCTGGAGTGGGCAAGAAGTTGCCTGTTAATGGCTAGGCTTAAATCAATAGCTGATAAAAACAATATATATTTTGGCCTTGATTCACAATACTGCGAAGATGCTGAAGACAGCACAAAATTAAAAGTCGTAACACAATTTGTTCAGCATTATTCTGACCAAATTACTAACACAAAGGATGTGCTTAAAGGGGCAGCCGCATCAAAGAAGCTGGAGAGGGCAAATGACTGAGATAGAACAGGAACACGCGCAAGCAATCGACTTCACGCAAGAGAGATTGAATCGCATCGAAAGAGACATGGCGCACATGCAAAAAGACTTGGATGAACTCAAGACTATGCTTGCGTCATTTATGAAAGCGATTACTGACTACAATGAGGAGGTGAATGACAATGACTGATTTAACACAGGCAATGACAGTCGTGGCTGATTACTATAAAGACCACGCTATCAAGCAAAAGGGCGGCAAGATGTATCTGCAAGTGGTGCATCGTGTGGAGGCGTTTCGCCGTGTGCTTGGTGCAGAGTTTGGTATTGACACCAAGATTATCGTGGATGATGGGCATCGCGTTGTCGTCAAAGCTATCGTTACAAACAAGGATGGCATCACTGTTGGGTCTGGTATGGCTGAAGAAATCAGAGGGCAAGGCCATGTCAACACAACTTCTGCCTTGGAAAATGCTGAGACATCTGCTATAGGCAGGGCATTAGCTAGTCTTGGTTTGTCAGGCGGTGAGTACGCATCTGCTAATGAAATGGATGCAGTGCCACGCAAGGCAGAAAACCTAAAAGAAAAAGCGCAAGTAGCCTACGATAATATCAAACAGAATCAGACGGTGGCTGTCGAGAAACAAGACCCTCCAAGTCAACAGTCTCCGGCCCCGTCTGAGCCATCCAAAGAAATGACCCGTGAAGAACTTGACGAGAAGCATGACAGGGGCGTGTGGCAAGACATGAAATCACGCTTGCGTCAGATGAAACATGTCAATAATGTTCATACTCTGTTTGAGTCTATGAAGCCTAAAATACAAGACATTAAACAACGAAATCCAGAGGCAGCGCAGCAAATTGTTAAGCTGTTCCTTGATGCTGAAGATAAATTAACAACAGGAGAGTAAAGTGGAGGCTTTCAAACACAAAGACTTGAACGGTGCGATGTTCCCTTATAACAAAAAGGGCAACGATAAAAGCCCAGATATGAAGGGTTACATGACCCTTAGTGGTGAAACATACATTATTTCTGGGTGGAACAATAACACATTACAGGAAATACCTTACATAAGCGTAAAGCTATCTAAACTTATACCTAAAAACGAAGAAGGAGAAGCCTAATGGCCTTGAGAAAAATCACAACTATTCGCTGCTTTGCGAATGACCCAGACAAGAAAGCAACCCATAGTAATTCAAACTGGAAGCCCTATGTAGGCAAGGAACCAGGTGATGTTGTTCTAAGCAAGGACACACGGCATCAAATCTCTGTCTTTGCAAATGAGGATGGTTCTATTGATGTAAGTATCAGTGAACGCATTGCAGAGGATTACACAAGCGGCGAAAGCATTGCTGCTAACGTAAGACAGGGCGGCATGCGCAAGATTGCAGAGTCAATGGAAACACCAGCCGCACCTAAGCCGCAGATGGCACTTGATGATGAAGTCCCTTTCTAATCTGGAAACTGCATTTCATGCTTTAGACCATTGCAAGGACATACTCTTGGAACGGTCTAAGTATGGAACGGTGGGTGATAACTTCCGGCAAATCAGTGAAATGGGGTCTATGATTACAGGCCACAAGATGACTGAAACACAGGTCTGCGCCTTTATGATAGCTGTAAAACTATCTAGGTTATCAGCAAAAGATGAGTTTGGTTTAAACTGTAACCACATAGATTCATTCGTAGACATCATAGGCTATGGCGCTATTGCTTTAGAACTGCTGGAAGATGGCAAAGAAAAAGTTTGATTCACGGCAGATTGCATGCGCTGTATGTGGTCACAAACATTACATAAAAGATGGTGGATGGGTAATACTTGGGAGTAAGCAACCCATCTGCTACTCAATAAACGGGAGAAATTGTTATGGAGAGATGCGAGTGTTGTGGGCAACCAAAGCTAGGCAAGCCAGCAAAGAAAAGAGGAAGGTGGACATTCTTAAAGAGTTTGAAAGTTGGTGAATCACTTACATTTGATAACTGGCTTGAACATGAAAGGGCAAGGGATGCTGCGCGACACTACAACATCCCTTACAAATCATTCAAACACAGAGATGGCACTGGATATAGTTTAGTTATTTGTAACTAACAATCCCATTTGCGCAAGGCTTTGTTGATACGACTATTCGGGTCACGCGCTGTCTTCTTACTTGTCAGCTTCTTCTTCATGCCTTTCATTCTAGCACAAAAACTCTTACGCCTAGCTGCTGCTTTAGGCGATTTCTTTGCCTGCTTACGAGATACAGGGGCTTTTAGATTCATACCCTGGCGTTTGGCAGATGCACGGCCTTTAGCGTTTAGACCGCCTGACTTACTCTTGCCTGCCTTGCGCTGCCATGCTGGTGACTTAGCCATCTTTTTTCAGCCCGTGGGTGTACCCGTCTTGCTTGTTATATGTAAGCGACTCACCTCTACCGCCTTCAACGTAGCTACAATGTATCCAGCCAGAGTTGCCGCCAGTATAACACTCAAGAATAAGCTGGTCATAATCTAGGTTGTCCTCAATCCATTTTGCCAGGTCATAGTTATCTATGCCTGCTACCTCAAAGTCTGCCGCCTGACCCTTAGCATGCTGGCTGTCCAAGCTACTGCCAATTGCAACGCATAACTCTGGGCTGCGATAACCAGATGACACTAGAAACGAACCAAACTCATCACGGATGGGCTGCAATATCTTTTCACACAACAGTTCCATAGCCTCAATGTGATGCAGTTCTGGGGCGTTGGGGATACCCTTACGTTCCGCAATCTGAGACTTCACCATTTCTTCCAATGAGAAGTTAGGAGACAACGGAAAGGTCATTTCTTTTTCTTCTTTGCTGTCTTTGCTGACTGCTTAAAAGCCTTTGCTGTCGGTGCGCCTTTGGTTCCAGGCTTGCGCATCTTCTCACCAGACCCAGCAGCAATGCGTTTCTTTTTTGCATGAATGTTTGAATATAATCCGCGTTTCATTTTGTCAGCCCCTTTGATTTTTCAAAGCTACGCATCCCGCCTAGCCCAAGCATACCTAATAATACAGTCATCAGGCTATCCATGTCAAAAGATGGATAAGCCACAGCCTCTATGCCCATGTATGCAGTCACAACATCAGCAGTCGGGAAGATAAGGAAATGTGCAAACAAAGCCAAGCCACATGACCATCCCACAAAGGGTCGCCAGCCTGACACAAAAACATTTCTTGACTTGGCTTCCTCAGCATTGACAGCTAACTGGCCCTTGGCTAGTTCTTGCGCGTGACGTTCAGCCATTGTAGCTATTTCGTGAGCCAGCTTGTTCTTCTGGTCTTTGTCCTCGACAAACTTGCCAATTAAATCAGTAGCTGGGCCGATTAGTGCTTGTAACATTACCTTGCCTCTAACATAAGTTTAAGTTTTTCTATTTCTATTTCTAAATCATGCACCCTGGTTACAGTGTCTTGGACGCTTTTAGGTGGTTGAAACTCATCAATCCAGTTGTCGTTCTCCTCAACTTCTTCCATCGTCAGTTCCAGGTTGTGTTCAAGAAAACTAATGCGTTCTGTCAGCCCAAAATAAACCCAAACACTGACCGCTGTAAAAGCAATCATGCTTATAAGATTCCGCAATGGAATTGTTATTTCGCTTGCTTCGTTTAACTTTGTCGCTGTTTGTTTCATTGGTTATCTCTACGTCCTCTTACTGCCGCCAGCGCTTTATTAAATGAATAAAACTCCGCTTTATCTTCATCAAATAACTTAGGCGACATGCGCTTTGACTTTTGTTGCACCTCAGAAACTGGCAAGAACACTGCTTTCCTATGTTGATAGCCCACACAGCATAATATGTCATAGTCCTTAACACTCCCAATAATTTTATTCTGGCGTCCATGCCCAAACTGAAAATGGTAACACGGAAGGCGCTTGCCTTTCTGTAATAGTAGGCTCGCAGTCTTAACTTGTATCCTGATAAATTCATCATCTTTCCACGCTAGTAAATCAACTTTATCTTGCTGACAAGGAGACACCCGCCAACCTAATGATAACACAATGGCTGCGGCATGATACTCACCGATAAGCCCTATTGTCGTACTCATCCAAACCCAATCGCTTTTGCTGTTGATACCATCACTGTGATAAACAGCCCAATTACTACGCAAGCAAGCGCAAGGACAGCCAAGCCAATCTTCATGTTATCAATCATTTCTTGCTGGGAAAACGCGGCTTCTCTACGCGCCTTGGCCTGGGCTTCCCTGGCTTCTCGTATTCTCTTGGCACGTTCATCTAGTATAGACTGCCAAGTACCAGCGCCAAATCTGTGGTCTGTTAAGCGCCGGACTTCAGCCACCTGTTCAGCAGCTAACCGTGCGTCTATCAGTTCCTTTGCAACACTCTCAACGCCAAACTGGTCTGCTATACCCATGCCGCCTTTCTTGTTGCTTGCAGCTTGTACTTGCTGTTGACCGTTAAGCAGCGCGTCTATGTCGCCTGCAATAGCACTGATGTCCTTGGCTGTACCAAGGGCTGATTTAATCCCATCCACACTTGCTTTCACAAGCGCAATGCCAGCTAATGCAGTGCTAATCGGTTCCATTAGGAAAGCATGCCCTTCTTCAGTGCTTGACATCGCCATTTTTTAGGCATCAGTCCGTGAGTCATTTCGCCAACGTCACGGCCCATCTCCATAGCACGGCGTTCGCAGGCTGCGCGGGTATCGTAGGGGCCGCGAGTGTCGTGAAATTCTATACAATCGGTTGGAGTCGCTATCGCGCAGGCCAGTACGATTGCCTTAAACATCTTTCCCTAGAAGCCTTTGAACGGTCTTGGTTTCCCAGATGCGTATCAACACCCAGATACCAGTGAACAGTGCCACAAAGTCAGGAACCATAGCCATCCAAGCGGCGACTGTGCCTGTGCCAGCAGCTACATCAACAATGACTTTGTTTTCCTCGTTCATTATGCGAGGCCTCCATCCACAGAAGTTGAAACAAACTCTGGGTCTTTGTCGCTACCCGAAAGATTTGAACACCTTAAACGATACGCAGTTGTAGTTGGGTCTGCACTGTCGTGAATCATTACAACATGGAAATCTAAGCTGTTAGCTTTTCTGGAAGCCATGCCAACCATGCTATATGTTGCGGCACTCATAGCAGAACTTATATTCATAGTCTGGTCGCCCAAAGCATTATCTGTAACTGATGCAATGTTCAAACTACTGTCTGTTACATTGTTGTTGAAGTCTCTACGAATATAAGCCTTCGCCAAACCCTCGACAGCATTAGGGCCGCTAGAGATACCGCTGCCAAACTCGGCTAGTTCTGCTGCTTTACTCATGCGAGGTCTCCTAAAGCCATAACTGATGCAAAATCAACATCGTGCGCCGAAGCACCTTGTATAAAAGTAGCACTTCCTGCCGCTTGATTAAATATTGTGTAATAGTAAAAAGTGGCGGCGTCTGTGCCTATACCCACAGCACAATGTTCATTTGCAGAAGAAAATGCGCTAGTAAGGTTGTATGTCGTCCTACCAGTAGATGTGTCCACCAAACTAGAAATGTTATGTGAGGACAACGCTGTAGTATTGTTTGCCTGATTTACAGTAAATCTAGCTTTTATACTACCTTCTGCAACATACTCCATACCCACGCTGTTGTTCCCAGCGGCATCCTTCAGGGTGTTTACTCTAAGTTCGCTTGCCATTATGCTAGGTCTCCGTGAAATGTACCGCAAATGTAGTCACGGTCTGTTGCCGAACCCGCAGCATTTTTTAATTGCACTCTATGAGTTCCTACAACCATTGTAGCTGTATCCATTTGATAAGTGGTTTCTGCACCGCTTTGTCCACCACAGTAAGTAAAAGAATAATTTTCGTTTCCAAAAGATGTAGAAAAAGCTGTTGTGTAATCTCCTGTGCCATTATCAGTCAAACCAGAGGTGTTTAGGCTGTCACGAATAGACACTGTGCCAGACCCATCAATGTTAGCCCAAGCTTTTGCTAAACCCTGCTGTAAGTTGGTGGTATTAGAGTTGCCCTCGCCAGTGACGCTAATAGAGCCAGCGGTGGTTACACCTGTTAGGGTATCTACTTTTAGAATACTAGCCATTATGCGAGGTCTCCGTGTAAGGTACAGTATACAAATGAAGTATCTGCAACAGAAGCAGTTGCATAATATATCTGCTGATGGAAAGAAGATGTTGTATTAGAAGTGTTGTAACTATTTACATTGTAACCTGTACTATGCCAGCACCCAGAATTAGACCCACCATCTCCAGAAGTCCCCGCCAAAGCATAGTTTGCGTCTGCGGTTGCGGATGTTAAGTTGGTTTGATATGCGCCAGTTCCTTCATCTGCAATAGATGCAACATTAAACGAGCCTCTTGTGGCAATGGTTCCTCCGCCATTAAGATTTATCCAAGCTTTTGCTGCACTTTGCTTAGTCAACCCAACAGGCCCAGTGCCAGCCTTATCTGCAATAGTATCTACATTCAATACGCTGGTCATACGATACTCCAATATCCGTTAACAGTGACAGTGGCATTGTCCTGTGTGATAGGCCCAGCCGATACACCGTTAGTTGTCGCACTGATTGTGATGTCAGCACTGATGGTCTGCCCATTGGTACGGATGATGCTGTCATTGCCTAAGAATGGGTAACGTGTGTCAGCCTCTGCCTTAGTGTACGAGTTTGCTACAGAGAATGTGTCATATATAACCATCTCAACTACGTCATTGAGGGATGCACCTGTGACCAGTACCATTGTTGTACCTGTCGTGGCTGCGTAGTCCGTGCCTGGCTTGAGTAGGACACCATTCTGGTACACGTCCATATACAGGCTATCCTGATAGGTCAGTACCTTTGCATCTTGGTCACTGCCAGAGAAGCTAGTCTGTCCTGCTGTCGCCTGATATATAAAGCGATTGCGAACTCCTACTGATGGGGATTTACCTATGTATGGCATTATGCGAGGTCTCCCATTGCACTTGTCATAACTTCGTCTACATCAGCCCCAGCAGTGCCTGACCAAACAACATCAGCAGTTTGTGTTTGAT